GACTAAGAGCAAATATGTTCATTTATTTATTCTCCTTAATTGTTAGGGTAAAAATCATTAAAGTTTTTGTAATCAGATAATTTTCTCAAGCTTATCTCATTGTGTAACATCTTTATAAGGCCGTTATCTTTATCTATGTCAAAGTTTTCAATATTTAGCATTTCTTCATGCTCGGGCGATAACCTAAAGTAATTCAAAAAATCTTCTTGCTTTTCAATCGACATATATTTTAATAAAAAATATAGTTGCTTTAAGGCGGTATCTTCTTCGTGTATAGAATCAAAAGTTCCAACGGTATAACTACGTCCAAGACCTACATCTACAATAATTAAATACTTATTCATTTGTTTTCCTTTCATTGTTAGGGACAATGACTTCATAAAGCAAGTCAAGTGCTTTTTTTATATCATGTTTGCCATTCGTATCAAATAATCCAAAGTATTTTTTAACATTTTTTAAGCGCCAATTCCTGTGTGGTTTTATACCCTTGCAAAACAATGCTAGGTCTTTTTTTGATGTAATCAAATTCCACATAGCGACATTGATACCGCTACTCTTGGTCTCAAGGTCTTTTAAAAATTGGCAATTTTCATCTATGTTTATTGGATTCATGTATTATTCCTTTTATTAATTATTACTTTCACTAAAGTATTAAGTAATAATTAATTAAACCAGCTCGGTTTCTGTGCTATGTTTTTGAGTGCTTTATCAAGGCCATCAAGAGCATGCTCTTCTGTTTTACAGAACTTTTGCTCTACTGTATGTATCACATTAAGCTCACGTTTGTAGCAATCGGATGTCTGTGTCTGTCTGCCCATGCTACCATCAAAGCCGTATTTTTTGTCCATGATACCAAACATAAGGAATCGAAATAATCCTGGAAGGCCCGCGCTCATGAGTCTGTGAATATCAAGAGGCTCGTTAGGTTTCTTGATTGGTATAGATAAGCCAAAGTATTTCCAAGACCTAGAACCCTCATATCTACAGAAGTTGTATGCAAACACCTCACATGAGTATCCAAGTTTTGTAATGACATCACAAATCGTTGCTAGCGTGGCTCCTAGCAAAGCAAAGTCACGTTCTTTATGGCCAAACGCTATGGCCATGTTCATACCTATCCTCACATTAGCACGCTTAGACTTACGTTCGACAGTTGTCCAATAATTATCTGAACCAGCCATTAACCTAGACATGCTTAAATCATCACCGTCCTCGCGTCTGACTCGCTTACGTTTGCAACTGATACCCGAGCCAGCGAACTTAGACACATCAAATTTTCCGTTGATGCTAGCACGAAGTTTATGATACCGTCGAATCATAGGCTTAGATGTTTGACCTTTTTTGAGATGACTCAAAAGCGCCTCTTTTGTATCCACGTGTTCGCCAAACTGCCATTTTGAATCCCTGTCCCTTTCGTAGTAGTAATCTAGCTCATCGATTATATTCAGAAAAGAGCGCATGTCTTTCATGTGTACGATAGCATGCTTACCCTCTAATTTATCGTCGATAATTTTGGGTTTAAGTATGTTAGTGAAATCCATGTATATACCTCCTGTATAAGTTATTTGTATTCTCTTTTGATTGACTTGATGTCGACCTTATCAAGTTCCTCTTTCGTCCAATTTTTTGTGAACGTATCTAGTATTTGACGGTTACTGTCTCCAGCAAGTCTCCACTTTTGACCGTCTAGAAAACATCTAGTACTGATTGTCCTGTTGATGTGATTCTCATCACATTTGGCTCTGAGGCTCCAAAACATCTCCGCTAGCTCAGAGAAATCGCCTACAAGCGCCCTTTCGATGTTTTTATCATAGTCGACATAAACCTTCTGTAGTTGCAACCTGTCTAGTGTAGCTAGGTCTAGCTGGCCTCTACCAGCGAACTCAAAGTCTGTGCCATCACCCCATGTATTTGAGCATACCGCTACATGGAAGTTTTCATGTTTCATAACATGAGGATTGTCCTTGTCGTTCGGTGTGCTAATAATGCCTTGATTATCGAACACAGAATTAAATATAAGACCAGCATTTGCATCGAAAGCATCGAACTCATCGAGACATAGGAATTTACCGTCCCTAAATGTATTTGATACGACACCATCAATGAATGTACCGTCGAAAGTCATACGTCCTGTCATGTGAGCCTCAGTAACTCCAGCACTACCTTTTAGGTACTGATAGGTATTGTTTTCAGCTTTGAAGCCTAAGGCTTCAGCACATTGCTCCACGAGATGTGATTTTCCTGTACCGCTGGGCCCACAGAGCCAAACACGTTTGAACGTTTTGAGCGTTTTTAAGACTCGAGTAAACTGTTTGTGCTTGAGTCCCTCGATTTCTTTAGTCACTACGTCATTGAGTTTTACCACTACAGGACGTTGTAAGTGGCTCACTTTTTGGTCAATCATCTTCGCTACATTAGCATTAGATTGCCTTACCTCGTCGATAAAAGCATCCCTCATCTCTTCATTTTTCTTGTAGATATCGTCACCAATCTTATCAGCGACTCGTTCTGCTAGCATATCTTCAAGGCTACCAGCGGGCGGTGTGCTAGGTGCTGGAGCTGGAGCTGGAGCTGGTGTCGGAGCTGGAGCTGGAACAGTATCTTTGTCCTCGCTAAAAGGGTTGTGTTTGCCAAGTATAAACATGATAAGCTTATGCTTACGAGTCGTTTGACACCAACTAGTTGGTTTGTTCTCATGCTTACATTTTTGCATTGCAAGAGATTTAATGTTGCTATGAGCCATAGCATCGAGTTCTGAATATGTATATTCACTCATATTTCGGTTCCTCCGATTTGGTTTGGGTTTTGAATTGTTTTATTATTTACTAGCATCTTCATTTACATTCAGATGCTAGAAAATAATATTAAAGGCTCCTCGTCCAGAGTTCTATCAACGCGAAGAGTAATCCTAGTGACATCCACGCGGTTAATATTTTAAGACCTTTGGCATTATTCTCGAATAATAACCATTCGTAAAAATCCATTATTTGACCTATGGCATTGGCCAATATGTCAATAGCTTGGTTAAATGTCGACGTTATTTTATTCATTATTGTCATGATTTTCCCTTTTTTCTTGTTATAGGTTACTTCTTGGATATAATCCAAGTCACAATTATTGCAAATATCATAATCTTCTGTGAATTTCATTTCTCGTCGGTTAAATCCACCGCCACAGTTATTACACATGTAGCTCCTCGTATCACAGGCTGGACATCCGTCATGATGTCTGTGTAAAGGTTCTTTACATTCTAATATTCTATTCATAGTTCTCTCCTATGGTTGGTTATTAATTTTTCTAGAATTAAAATTCTAGCCTTGATAATAGTTGTACACCCATTTTAAAAATGGTCGGTCTTTAGTTTCTGTATCCAAAACTATCAGTTGGTTTGTATTCCTGTTGTTAATAAACCATTTTCCTTTATGTACATTTTGGCCCTCTTCAGCATATTCAATTTTTGCCTCTTCTAGCTCAAAGCTAGTATGGTTCCATCCTAGTTCCTTCCAATCTTCCTTTTCGATGAAAAGGACACTCTCCATATCTGTCATATAATGGTCACTTTCCTCGTCGTAATGGTTCTCCCAATTAGTCCTTGCTATCTCCTTTAGTAGGTCGACACTAAGGTCGCTCTTCAGCGCCTTTCTAGTCTCCATGTCTGTTGAAAAACCGACTAGATTTCTTTGCCATGTATGGCCTCCATTTGTAATCTCAACAGATACGACGACATCTCCCTCACTTATATTCCAAAGATAATTCGACGAGTTATCATATTCAATATTTGGTTTTAAAATTGGTTCAATTTTATTCATAATTTTGCTCCATTGTTTTATTATTTACTAGCATCTTCATTTACATTCAGATGCTAGAAAATAATAGTGTTATTTGTTTTGTTATTAACTACCCAAGAATAGTGACACTAAAGTTATTTTTTGCTTTCTCTCACTAGTCTCGTCATTACTAAGTCCCAGCTCGCTAGCTTTTAGATACCTAAAAGCATCCACAATCTCGAAACTTTCGAGGAAGACATGGTGAGTATCTCCCAAGTAATGGCTTTGTTGCTTAGCTATGCTAAGCAAGTCAAACCAAGTTGGATTAAAGATAATATCCGACTCATATTCGTAGGTTAATCCGTCATAGTGTCCACCAACTATCTGCACCAATCCCTTCACTATTGGTTGGCTCATGAACTTATCAATTCCATTCACTTGCTCTTCACTAAAGTGTTCTTTTGTCGGTGTAAAAAATATACTCTTGTTATGGCTTGTCATAGCTTATTACTCCAATATCGACGGCATTGTATTTTTCTAGCTTGTCACATTAGCCGTCACTTAATGCTGACTTGCTACTTCTATGCGTAGAAGCTTGCTACTAGGTCTTCCTTCGCGTAGATAGGTCTTCACGGCCTGCCTGTCTGCATGCCTGCCTGTCTTCGCGTAGACAGCTCTATGCTAGCTCCTCTAACGCGAAAAGAGCCTTAGAGGGGAATCGAACCCCTACGCGCCTAAGCGCGCGTCCCAGACCTAAGGCTTTGGTTGTGTATTCGGTCGCGCTAGCGCTTACACGAACGCGTCCCTTGGAAGTTCACCGTTCTCGTCGAGAAGTCCGAGAAGGCCATCGTTCGCGCTCATCCATGCGTCCTCGATTGCTCTTCGCCTGTGTGAGTGTGCGTATGCGCTCGAAGGGAAATCCCTCGCGAACTCTTCCGCGTAACAGTCTAGAGCTTGTTGCTCTTCGCGTGTGGGCACGTCTGTGTGTGCGGGTTCGGTGCTTATTACTTGTTCTTCGCGTAGTATGCTTATCATGTTAGTTTACCTTTCTTCGCGTAGGATGTCCTACGCGTACTTGTTATTCGTTAGTCACTCGGATTTGCTCCGTCAGCGACCAGAGAATATACCTAGGAAAACATACTCAAGTCAAGGGAAAAATGCTTTATCGACGGTAAAGGGACGCAAAGCAATGCTCTTACGCGTAAGGGAGCTAGCTTGGAGCCAAAAAAAAATAATGATTGCCCGAACGCGAAACGCGTACTCAACCGAATCCGACGAGCTAGCACCGAACGCGTAGGGGGTACTCGTATATATAGTACAAACCACAGATTTTTTGCACTATTTTTAGGTATCTCAAAGGCTTCTTACATCAAATAGAATGGCTAGGCTATAAATATATATACATGTATATCAACAACTTACAGATACACAATTATATTATATATAGCAAAGGCATAGCTTAGCCATAGCTTTGCTATAGCTTGGCTATAGCCTTGCCATGCATATAGAAGTAGAAGTAGAAGTATAAAGTAGAAGTATAAACCTAAGATTTATAAACCTTAGATTTATACACAAAATACGCACTCAACCTTTTTTTTCTTTTACCTACCATTATTTTGGATTTATATTAAGCCAAGTCAAAAATTATTTTTTTGAAATTTTTTAACAATCAAAGGAGATATGCACATGGCATTTGAGGTAAAGGACAATACTTTTTCAATTTTTGAGAATCAGAATAAAACTAATGAAAGACAACCTGATTTTACAGGAAAAGGTAAATTTAACGGCACAGATATAAAAGTTGCTGGCTGGAAGAAGACAGGAAAGAGTGGGACAGATTTTGTTTCTTTCAAAATAGAAAAAGAAGGCGATTACGTTGCCAAAGGCTAGAATAGGAAAAAGAAAATATAAAAGCCCTGCTTGGACAAGAAAAGAAGGCAAGAATCCAAAAGGTGGATTAAATGCAAAAGGTAGGGCTAGTTATAAAAAATCTACTGGCGGAACATTAAAAGCGCCTGTAAAATCTGGCGATAACCCAAGACGAGCTAGTTTTCTAGCTAGAATGGGAAATATGCCAGGCCCAGAAAGAGATAGTAAAGGAAGGCCAACTAGGCTTTTACTTTCTTTAAGAGCTTGGGGCGCTAGCTCAAAAGCTGATGCTAGGTCAAAAGCAAAAAAAATGAGTAAAAGATTAAAAGCAAAAAAGAAAAGGAAATAAAATGCCGAAAGTAGGAAAAAAGAAATTCCCTTATACAAAAAAGGGTAAGCAAGATGCTAAAAAATATGCTAAAAAAACTGGTAAGAAAATGACAAAGAAGAAATCTTCCAAAAAAAGCATGAAAAAGAGATATGGCAAGTAAAACTGCTACAAAAAGAGACCCAAAAAAATGGGCTAGAGCTAAAGCCAAAGCTAAAGCGAAGATGGGCGGTAAACACTCAGCTAGAGCCATGCAACTTGCAGTTAAGTATTATAAACAAATGGGTGGTACATATTCTGGTAAGAAATCATCTAGCAATAGTTTAAAAAAATGGGGTAAACAAAAATGGGGATATGTAACAAAAGGCGATGAGAAAAAGCCAAAAGCTAAACGCGGTAGATATTTACCAGAGTCTGTAAGAAAAAGTTTATCTGCGTCTGAAAAAGCCTCAACAAACAGAGCAAAAAGAAAAGCTAGCGCAAGTGGAAAGCCAGAAGCTAAGTATAGTAGAAGGATAAGAAGGAAAGTTCGCAGAGCTACCCGATGAAAGTCAAATGCCGAGGTGTCGAATTTGATGTCTTAACAGTTGATGAAGCTAAGAAAAGAAAAATTACACCTGTAAATAACTGGAAAGACGCAAAAGAAGGAGAATGGATACAGACATTTGATGATAAAATCGTTAAATGTACAGGAAGAAGAGAAGAAAACCCTTCTAACACTAAAAAGAAATATACTTTTATAAGAACAGGGTACGGAGAAAGAGGTACTCATAAAAAACATTACTACGCTCAAAAACAAAAAGACTACAGTAGGGATAGTTATTATTTTGGCAAAGAATTAGTTAAAGATGTTAAACCTACAGTTAAGCAAAGAACATTTGTTGATTTTTTATTTTTACATGGAATTACAAATAAACTAGGAATGTGGGATGCTGAGTCTATAATTTTAGCATACCAATCTGTTTATAAGGATAATAATCCAGACCAAGCCTTACGAAGAGGCTTAACAATACTAAAAAGAAAACATATAAGGGAATATATTGCAATGAATATGAGAGATAAACTAAGTGCAATGGGTTTAGACGATGATTATGTAGCAACTAAGTACAAAGATATGATTGAAAATTCAGAAACACCTCATGCAACCAAGTTAAACGCTTTAAATAGGGTAAGTGATATGCTAGGTCACATGGTAAAAGAGAAGAAAGAAGAGCATATAGAGGGTGTGTTCGCTCTTTCTGATGGAGATGTAAAAAAATTAGCATCTGTAAGACAAAAAATAGCAGAGACAACTTATGGCCCTAAAAAAAGAAGTAAAAACCAAAGGCTACACGAGTCAGCCTCGGTTAAAGAGTAAAGAAGTAGATACTACTCAACCTGCGGTAATAAACATCAATGATGAAAATTATACCATTGATGGTTCTGTAGCTAAATATATTCTAAGTTTACTAGAGCAAATTGATATAATGGAATCAATGTTTGGAGATTATGGCGAAAGTTAATAAAAATATTAAACACTTGTCTGATAAAGAAAGATTGCAGATGCTAAAATCTATGTATTTAGATATTTTTACGTTTGCAGATGTGCTATTTGGTGATGCAGAAAATTCAATGCATTATCATTGTCGCTCCAAATCGCCCGATTTTCATAGGGAAATTGCAAAAACCTTAATAGACATGCATGCTGGCGATAAACTAGCCGTAGTGGCCCCAAGAGACCACGCAAAATCAACATTTATCAACCTTATCTACCCTTTACACAGGATTTTATTTGGAGAAGAGCGTTTTTTACTACTTATTTCAGAATCTGAAATGCAATCTAAGTATAATTTAGAAGCTATAGGTAATGAAATAGAATTTAATCCTAAAATTAAATATTTTTTTGGAGATAGGCGTGGCCCGATTTGGGGTAAAGAAGAAAAAGAAATAATTGGCGGATATGATAAGAATGGAAAATCAAATGTTATGTGTAAATGCCTTATTCGTGGTACAGGTCAAAAAGTAAGAGGTTTAAAATATGGCGCATACAGGCCAACTCTAACAATAATTGATGATGGAGAGGGTGAAGCAAATAGTACTACCCCTTCAGCTCGAGATAAATTTAGACGTTGGTTAAATGGTGCGGTAATTCCTGGGTCTGGTGACGCTAAACTTGTATTTATAGGTACTATAGTAGATACAGATTCATATCTTAATAGAATAGCTGGGCCATTAGCATATGATAAAAATGGTAAATATAAGGTCAAGGGTTGGAGGTCTTTGTTTTTTCAAGCTATTCCTCAAGATTTACCAAAAGGTAGATTTGGAACTTCTGGAAGTGAATTTTTAGATAAAAAAGGTAACGTAAAAGTTTTATGGCCAGAAAGAAGACCTTATGATTGGTTAATATCTGAAAGAGATAGATTACAATCAGAAGGAGATATAGGTTATTTTTATCAAGAATATCAAAATATACCATTAGATGATAGTTTTAGAGTATTTAAAGAAAAAGATATGCGATATTGGGACGGTAGATATATGTATGAAGATGGTCAAAGTTTTATTTTAAGAACAGATGATGGTAGGAGAAATAAATTACCTGTAAACACATTTATGGGAGTTGACCCTGCATCTAGTGAAAATGTAAAAGCAGACTATACAGTAGCTATGGTAATAGCTGTAGATAAAGAATATAATATTTACATATTAGATTATTTTAGGGGGCAAGTATCTCCAATGGATGGTGCTGATAAATTATTTGAGCTAGCAGACCAATATCATCCAAAAGATATTAAGATTGAGGAAACTGGTCATGTTATGCTAGCAGATTATGTAAGAAGACATTCAAAAGAAACAGGAAGATTTTATAATATAAATACTAGAAAAGCTATCAAAGCAAAATATTACAGAATAAAACAAATGCAACCTTATTTTGCATCTCATGCAGTATTTTTAAAAGAAGAACATTCTGAGCTAGAATCAGAATTATTGAACTTTAAAGAACATGGAACGTTTAAGAAGGATACCCTTGATGCACTAAGATGGGCAATAGACGATGTATGGGTTCCAAATGTAACTCAAAATGAATTAGGAGCTTGGATTGCTCCAGAACCAATCATGCAGGTTGATTGGGAAACAGGACAGATGTTTAATCCTTCTGATTTTGTTGAAGCTTAATGGGAAACTTTGATATTGATTTAGACTTTGGTAAAGTCTATGAAGAAAAGATAAGAGAACTTTTTGAAGGAGATGGCTCTATAGAAGTCAAAACAGAAAGAGATATATGGGCTGATACAGGTAATGTTGCTATTGAAATAAAGTCTAGAGGTAAACCTTCTGGCATATCTACAACAGAAGCAAAATGGTGGATTCATAACTTTACTATAGAGGGAGATATGAAGTTTTCTATGATATTTAAAGTCGATAAACTTAGGAAAGCAATAAGGCATATGTATGCTAATGAACTTGCTAGCATAGTAAAAGGTGGAGATGATAATACAAGTGAGCTTGTTTTAGCGCCAATAAGTACATTAATTTTGTTAAATAAAAAATTTTGATTTATATATTATATATTGTATTATTAAATGAAGTTTTATGATAAATCTAAATAAGCTTGAATTAAAAGAAATATCTGCTGAGCAAATTCGCTCAGAGTATTTACATTACGAAAGTTCATCAAGTGAGTATCGTTATCAGATGGCTGAAGACCATGAATTTTTTCTTGGTTCTCAACTTACTAAAAATCAAAAAAATTATTTATTAAGTGTTGGACAGCCTCCAGAAGCAAATAATAAGATAAGACCAGCGGTTGAGCAAGTTTTAGCTAATATTGCATCTAGCGCTCCAGAATGGGATGTTCATTCTGTAGGAAAAACAGATAATGATGTTGCATTTGTATTCAATCAGTTACTAGATAAGATTTGGTATGATTCTGATGCTGACGTTCATTTTAGACAAACTTGTAAAGATTTTATTGTAAAAGGCATAGCTTATATGTATATATACCCAGACTACCAAGGTGATGGTGGTCTCGGTACAATAAAAGTAAAAAGAATGCCACCAGAGTCAATATTTGTAGACCCAAATTCTACAATGCCAGATTTTTCTGATGCTAGCTCAATTATTTATTCTGATATTCATACAAAAGAGCATTTAAAAATATTATTTCCTCAGTATGCTAGCTTGATAGAGGATGCTCAAGAAGAAACAGATATAAATGAAAAATCAAGTGGCAAGTATAATAGAGACTTAAAAGAGACAAGAGCTGATATATCTCAAGATGGTCAGCCTAAATGTAGAAAGTTCTGTTACTTTACAAAAGTAAGTATTCCTAAAGTCTTGATTTTAGACACAAATACAGGAATGACTCAGAGCTATAATAAAAAGCAGTATAAAGAGCTTATAAAAGATAAACAATACGAAGAATTTTTAAAGCAAGGTATTATTACAGAGCAATTAACTTATGAAACAGGAATACGTGAAATATTTTCTGTTGGAGATACTATTCTATATGATGAGATTCTCCCAATATCTGAGTACCCCATTGCAGTTGCGTGCAATGAACATGCTGGTAGTCCGTATCCTAGCGGAGATGTAAGACATGCTAAAACACCTCAGAGAATGTTGAATAGAACTGAGGCTTTATTAATATCACATACTAATGCTACAACAAATTTTAAATTAGTTTATGAAGATGGTGCTATTGACGCTAGCGAAATACAAAAATGGCATATACCAAATGCAATTATAAGAGCAAATCCAGGTTCGCTAGCATCTGGTAAGATAAGAGAATTTGCACCACCTTCTGTTTCTTCTCAATTATATGTAGAAAAACAAAGATATGAAGTTGATATAGAAACTGTATTCGGTGCTTATAAATTTTTACAAGGAAGTAGTCAAGGTGCGCCAGGAACTGTTGGGGAAGCTCAAATTATGGATGAGTCTTCTGCTAGAAAACAAAATTGGAAAATATTACCAATATACGATATGCTTACAAGGTGCGCTAAAGTAATTACTGAGTGGATGCCTATGGTATATGATACTCAAAGAACATTAAGAATTATAAATCCTGTTGGAGATGAATCTGAAATAACGCTGAATATGCCAGTTATAGACGATAAAACTGGTGCAGTTGTAAAGATGTATGATATGCAAACTGCTAGATTTGATGTAAGAGTTGTAGTTGGCTCTACTAGGTCAAAGTCTCCAATGGCAGAACTACAAAAAGATTTAACATTATTAAGTGCTGGTATATATGACAGAACTCAAGTTATTATGAACTTGAAAGGTGATATAAACAAAGCTAGCTTAATGCAAAGACAAAGTGAAATATTACAGTTACAAAGTCAGCTAGCTCAAGCACAAGAAGAATTAAAACGTATGAAGGGAGACCTTCAGACGAGAGAGCGCGAAGTCTTTCATGCTAATATGCGTGCAGAAATTAGTGAAGCTACAAAACCTGTTTCACAGGCTGTTAGCAAAATTAAATCTAATGCTAAGCTGGAAGAAGCTCGACAAAGGGACAAAACTCGCATGGTCGGTGAGCAACTAGGTTCCCTTTCAAACTCGGTTAACTCAGAAACAGAAGCTCCGCTAGCAAGCGGATAACTTCAAAAAAAAGGAGCATCGTAATGGCAAATGAAGACCAGAATAGTCGCAATGAAGAAAAAAAGAATGAAGATAACCTAATGGCTGAATTACAACAGTTTAATGAAGGCTCTTCTCCAGAAGTTGAAGATGTACAAGAATCAACTGAAGAAATTCAAGAACTTCAAAGTGATGAGAATAGTGATAAAGAACCTGAGAATGAATCACAGGTTGAGCAATGGCTAATCGATAATAAGTTCAAAAATGATGAGGAAGGCGTACAGAAACTAGCTGACGCTTACAAACAACTCCAATCAAAGTCCGATAAAGAACGGAATGAATGGAATAGTAAACAGGAGAAGTTTGAAAAGCTAGAACAGTTAGATAATTTTCTAGCAGATAATCCAGAAGTTGTTAAAAAACTGTCAGAGGCAGTTGGAGAAAAACAAAAGGAATATTCTGGGCCACCTCAAAAGCCCGAGGACTATGACATTCTCGATGAATCCGTTGATAACTCTAGCTCTGCCAAGTGGAGAAAAGCACATGATGAATGGCTTATCAAACAAGGTGCATTTCAAGCCATGCAAGAGGTTGAAAAATTAAAAGCTGAACTTTCACAGTCTCAAGCTTTTGACGCTGAAACCGCAGAGTTACAGAAAATGGGGTTAAGTGATACAGAAATTGTTGAATATAGACAATTTATGGCTGACCCAAATAATGTAACTCAGGAGAACTTGGTTCAAATATGGAAATCTTTATCAAATGGGAATAATCCTACTCAAGAAGTAGTTAAAGCTGAAGAGCCTAAAAAGAAGGTAAAGCAAACGAGCCCCGCTTCTGTAACAGGACAAGCTCCAAAAGCTATACAGCCAGAGGAGAAAGCTATTGACAACTTTTGGAATGGGATTATGAAATACAATCGTAAATAATATTGCAATCCAAGTTGGATTGTAATGTAACAAAAAAGGAGATGCCTTATGGCAAATACGACTTACGGTAGTGGAACAGCGTTACAATTCTCAAGTGGCGAGCAAAGACAAGTCCTTGAGTTAGGTGATAAAATCCATTATTACAATCCAGATGTCACTCCCATTTTCTCTCTGTTCGGAATGAGTTCTAATCCGACTCCTGTTCCAATCTTTGAGTGGATGGAAGATGAATATATGATAAAAAAATCTGTTGTTGTTGATGTTGATACTTCTGGGTCTCAGCTTCTAAATTCAACAGAAACTGCAGTAAACGACACAGGCTGTATTATCACATTAAACAGACAAGCTCAAATGGAAGCATTTGAAGTTGGTGGTGTTTATGATATAGCAGTTAGCGGTGGAATGAGTTCTAGTAGTGGTGCAACTCAAGTAATGATAATCGCTACTGGAGATGCATGTTCTGCTTCTTCTGATGATGATAGAAATATCCAGTTTATTGGAGGTGATGGTTCAGATGCTTCTAATTTTGTATATGATGAAGTAGCATCAAGTAGTGACCTTTTAGCTCATGATGGCGCAACTGCTGGAACAGTTTCTTTTACTTATGTTGGTAATGCTGGTGTATTCGATGGTACTTATGCAAAACCTGGACATTCAGTAGCACAAGCATCATTAACTGATGATGATTCTGCTCCTATTCAAGCTGGTTCTAATGGCTATGCAGAAGGTAGTGCTGTAGCAAATGAATCACGTAAAAAAGTTCGTAGGTTGAAAAACTGTACGCAAATTTTTCGTGAGCCATACACCATTACTAATACTGCTAAAGTAGCTGAGCATTATGGTGGTTCTGAGTTAGCAAGACTTCAAGCTAGAAAACTTGCTAAAATTAAAGGAGATATTGAGTGGGCTATTTTAACTAATGGCGCTTTATCTCTTGATGACAGTTCTGAAAATCCAAAGAGAAAATTCCAAGGAATTGGACTTGGCTCTAATGATGGCTTTATTAAGTCAAACAATGGATTTAGTAATGAAGACTTGCAGTTAAGCTATAGTACTGGCGGTTTAAGTAACTTTGATTCTGTTGTAGAATCTATTTTCGGTGATATGGTTGCTGGAAGTATGAGTAAAACTGTATTCGCATCAAACAAGTGGATGGTTAAACTTGTTGGTATGCTTAGAGATGCAGATACTGGTTTTTATGATAGTGGTGAAAGTGCAAAAGCTGGTTTAAGAGTTCGCTCTTATATTGGCCCTGTAGGTGAGTTAAACTTTGTTCCTCATCCATTCCTAAAAGGAGCATACGAAGACTATGCTATAGCAATAGATGAAGCTAACTTTGATGTAAGACCTTTAAATGGTCGTGACATGCAGTTACGCTCTGATATTGTAAAAGATGGTCGCGATGGTCAAACTGATGAATGGTTGATGGAAGTTGGCGTTGAGGCTCGTAATGAGCAATGTCACGCTGTAATGAAGTTAACTTCTTAATCAGTAAGGATATACTAGGGGCATTAATTTGCCCCTAGTACCACTATTATGCATACAACATACGGAACTAATTCAACAAAATTTTCTAATGGAAGTTCACGTTTGAAAACAACTTTGTCTAAAAAAACTTCTAAAATAAGAAAAAAATATAATAAGAGAAAAAAATATGCGCTATCAAGAAGCTTATGAGATAATAGATATTGGCATTGTTTCTAATGGTATAGAGATACCTATAACTGAAACTTTAAAAACAATATATTTTGATAAAGCAGTAGAGCAAATTGCTATGCGCTCTGTTCTTAAAAAGAATATCGAAGAATTTACAACAAGTGGAAAAGAATATATTTTTAATAATGAAGATTATTCTGGTCAAGTTTATAAAGTAGAACTAGATAATAAAGATGTTCCTTTTGTAGATGAAGCGTCTGTTATATCTGGTATATCAGATGATAATATTTCTCATATAGGATATTTTTTAAAAACAGATAATTCTAGAACAGGAATTATAACTAATGTCACTCAAAGTGCTAGCGCTGTTATTACAAGCACAGCACATGGATTAACAACTAATGATTATATTATTATAAGTGAAGTTAAAGGAGCTACAGAAGCAGTTACAGGAAATGACATAATAAATGGAAGGTCTAATGTTGGAGTTATTCCTAGTGATGACCAATTTACTTTAAATCCAGCAAAAGATACTACTAACGGAACAAATGCACATGCATATATAAGTGGAGGAATATGGGAGCTAGATAATAAAAAAATACATCTTACTAAAACGCCAAGTGCAGGTAAAACATTAAAAGTTTATTATTATTCAAAGCCTTTAAAAAAAGATAGTGTTAGAAGTAGGATAGATTTACCAGACCAGCTAATACCTGTAGCAATACATGAAACACTTGGTCATTTTTTAAATTTAGCTGGAAACTTGCAATTAGGTACTGGACAAATGGGTTTAGCAAAAAAAATTGAGAAAGATTATATAGAAACATCAAGAGCAAAAGAACCAATGCCCCACTTAATGCCTAATCCAATGCAGGTATTTGTTACAGATAGAAATGGTTCTCCAGAAAACACAACAGGAGCAGATAACTAATGGCAGATTTTCAAACTAGAATAGAGGATATTATTGGTAGCGTATCAAGTTTAGGTGCAGATGGTTCTTCTGATACTGAACAAGCTATTAATGATGCTTTAACTGATACAGCTTTAGAAATATTTAACTTACTACCAGATTCAATATTATTTCCTTTTTCAGTAAGGGAAAGTCCTGTAACTGCTAATCCAGTTATAAATGACATAGAAGGTTTAAGGATACTTGGAGCTGAAAGACAGAATGGTAATGATGCTCAAACAATAAATTATATATCCTGTGTTTATATAGACCCTACATTAGTTTCAAAAGTTCAACATCCAAATAGTATTTACTTTGCAACTCAAGAAGCTCCAGTTTGGACTATTTTTAACAGAGATTTATATATTTATCCAGAACCAGGTACAGGTGGCCCATATGACGATGCAAATGGAGCAGTAGCAATTACAGTTACAGCTCCAACAATAGAAGGAACAGATACTTCTATTTCTGTTTTCCCAAATGAATTAGAACATGTAGTTGTTCTTGGTGCTTGTGCTAGGTTAAAGCAAAGACAAATATCTTTTTTTAATGAAGATGAAGATTCTGAAGTAGTTGCATTACATAGAGCGCAATATGCTGAGTTAGACCAAAAATATAAAGAAACTTTATCTCCTTTTGTTGCACAAAGAGATTCAGATGCCTAAACAAGTTATAGAACTAAACGTTAAAAAAGGTTTAAATACTGGTTTAGAAAAAAGAGACTTACAACTAGAAGAGGCTTCAAGACTTCAAGGTGTTTTAATTAATAAAGATTTTGGGGTAGTTGGGCCTGCTAAAGATTTAACTGCTCATACAGCAGGAACAGCAGATACTGGACTTGTTGAGGGTCAATCGGCTACTAATCATGGTCATAATTTATTTGCTTTTTCGCATGATATGACCTCTTTTGCTCAAAAAGATATTCTACAAAATGGTATAACTGGTCAAAACTCAGGCTCTTTATGGACAGTAAGCGGAGATGTTTCTAAAAATGATTCAGATTTTACTTATAGTCGTAGTGCTGGAAATGGTGGTTATTTTGAACAATCTGCAAGTGATAGAGCTTATGCTGGCTTAGATAGCCATGCATATGTTTTAAAAATAAAAATTAGTGAGTTTAGGCACACATCGGGAACTGCTACTGTTTTACTTGTAGGTGGTTCTGGTTATTTTGCAAATGCTGATAAAACAATTTTTAGTACTGGTGTTGGCTCAGATAATGTAGGTGCAACCTATATAGGAACTCATATAGTAAGATTTACATCTCACAGTTCTGCTTCTACTGGTGCATTTAAAGTATTAATTAATAATTTTCAAAACACAACAACTCTTGACCCAGAAATGGTTATAGATAGTGTAGAGTGTTATCCAATTCCTTCTAATACTGGAGATGATTATTTACTATTAAGGACAGGAAATGGTCAAGATGAGATAAGCTCTTATCACTACTCTAAGGATAAATGGTTTGGAGGCATATTAGCTCAAGATAATAATGGCCCTCAATATGTATTTTGGAAAGTTGATGGTAATGTTAGAATTTCTGATGCTTCAAAATATGGAGACGAAGTAGACTATAAAAATTGGATAGGACATGTTAATCAAGTGCGTTTTAGTAATTTTGGAGTTGATGGATTTGAGTCTATTAATCCTACACCGTCTGGAGCTTGGGAAGCTTTTAAAACTTGGTATAACGTTGAACAGACTTCTACAGGTAGCGTTGCAGGAGCTACAAATGGAAATGGAGAATATATAAGAGTAAAAATAGTTACTGATAGTGGTGGAAATCCAACAGTTACTGTTCAAAGTGTTTCTGGAGCAGAAGTAAAATTTGGCGGAACTGGTTATGAAGAAGGTGATTTTATAAGATTTACAGACCCTGGAAGTACTAGTGAAACTTGCGATGTTCAAGTAAGAAGTCTTCAAGAAGCAGGCCACGAAATGAATAGATGGATATGTACAGAAGCTCAATTAGTACCGCCTAGATATGAAAATGCTAGCACAGACCAGTTTGAGTTGCTTGACGCAGTAACTACTCCTAGTCTTTTACCAGATGGAAAAATACAAATTGGATTTCTAAACGATGATGCAAATACTGGAACTTGGAATACTACAGGAGCTGAAGGTACAGCAACAGCTGGTTCAAGTGGAACTACATTAGAAGATACAAGTGCTACTTTTACTGCTAGTATGGTTGGTAATCTAATTTCAAAAACTGGATATGAAGGTGTAATAATAGGATTTACTGATTCAAATACAATAACTACATCGGGTACTCCAAATTGGACAAATTTAGATGATTATGGAATAAGAGAAGTTATTGATTTAGGTATGTCTTGGGTTTATGATGGTAATCAAGAAAGTTTAGTTACACATGTTCAATCAAATTATTCATTTACAGCTAAAGATACTTCTATAAAATGGACTAGTATAGCCTCAAATGGCTATTGGGATTCAGATGATTTAGGTAGAATTACAGGAGCTAATATATATTGGAGAAAATCAAATGATGATTCACCAAATTGGTATCATTTATATGAGATACATTTAAATAAAGGTGGTCGAATTTCTAATGAATCAGATTTTATTAAATGGAGAGCTACAGGAAGTTTACAAGATAGTTCTTATGGTTATCGTATTTTTGGAAAAGATGGTGGTGATATATACATACGTAATCCACTTCAACTTGAGACATATGAGGCTAGAAATGGATTCATATCAGACCCAAATAATTTGTTAAATATATCTAATGAAAATGAAACACCTTTCGGTTATTCTGCGGTTGTTGTTGCAAATAGAATTGCATATATAGCAAATGTAAAATATAAAAATGAATTTGGTCAAACTAGAAATTTTGGAGATGCTATATTTAAATCTATGCCAAATAAATTTGATACTTTTCCTTTAGATAGAAGATTAGAAGTAAGTATTCAAGATGGAGATGAGATTACTGCTTTAGCTACTTATGCAGATAGATTATTGCAATATAAAAAAAATAAAATGGAGCTTATTAATATATCTCAAGAAATTGAATTTTTAGAAGATACTTATAATTTTAAAGGTGTCTGTAAATCTTCAGCAGTATGCAAAACAGATTATGGAATTGCATGGGTAAATAAATATGGTTGTTATTTATATAATGGAAAAGAAGTTTTAAATCTTGTTGATATTAAGGGTCTTAAAAAAATTAGTTCTGATGATTGGTTTGGTTCTAGTAATTATTCTGAGAATATGCAAATAGCATATCTTCCTTTAACAAGGGAAATATTAGTTCACAGAAGTAGTCTGGCAGAAGAAGATGAAGGAGGAGGGGATGTTTATGTTTTTAATTTAATCTATCAAAATTGGGTTAAGCATAATAATTTAATTACTCCTTATAGTGGTGACACTATTTATACAACAAATCTTATTACTGATAGAAATGGAGATTTAGTTTGGTCTATTGAAGATGGAGAAGTAAAAACATGGCAATATACTGAATATGGAAATAAGTTTATGCAAATGAATACTTCAGATATAGATTTTGGCGCTCCTTCAGTAAGAAAAAAAATATATAGAGTTAGAATATCTTACAATGGACAAGCTTCAAATATTAGTGTTAGATATTATATAAATGGAAGTCAAAGTGATTTGTATAATTTTGAAGGTGTTACTGATGGTAAACCAAATGGAGTAGAAACTACGACTCCTCTTGAAGATACTGGTGTTACTAATATTTGGAAACATGCAGAATTAAAACCTGCTACTTCTGATGCAAACAATGTTTATAGCTTTAGACTTGTTATTGGCGGAACCCCTTCAAGTACTACATATCCATTTAAAATAAATGATATTTCAATAGTGTATAGAGCAAAGACTATAAAATAATGAGTATGACTAGACAAGAAAGAATAGCCTTGCATAAAAAGCAAGAACGTTTGCAAATTAAAAAAGGCGTTCCTTCTATATCAGAAGTTATTGAAGGCGTTCCTGTAATAAGAGAAACATCTGAAGGTTTAGTTGAGTATTATCGTAGAGGCTCAGAATTATATAAAAAAATATTAGATAAGGCATAATTATGGCAACAATAGATATATCGGCACTTGAAAATCTAGAAATGGATTCTGCTAGGAGCAGAGAAGAAACTGAGGCTTTAATACAATTTTTAAGACAAAGACAAAAACGAGCTACACAAGAAGATGTTGCATTTGCTAAGAGTTTAAAAAGTGTTGGTCAAGCTGGTATAAAAGGATTAAAAACAAGAAGAGATTTTTTATTAGCTAGAAGAGGTGACCCTTCAATAACTTTAAAAGATTTTCTTTTAAGTCCAGAAAAAAGTGCAGTAGCTATGAAATCTGGAGTTGAAAGAATTGTTGCTGAAAAAGCTCCTTCAATATCACTTAAAGAAACACTTGGACTTGATAAAGAAAGAGGTTTTCAATTATTAAAACCAGAAGAAGAAATTTTACCAGGAGATGCAAGATTAAGTGCAGACACTAGGTCTATGAATATATTAGGTAAACTTGATGCTAACAAAGCAACTACAGAAGAAATAGCTGAAGCTGTCTCTCAAGCTAAAGAGAGGTTAGGAGATGTTAAAGAGACAGTTGAACTAGCTGGAGATATAAAAGATATTACTATAAGTGATAGTGCAGATGTTTTAACTGATGCTAGCACAGGAGCTAGCTCGCTTACTAGCTCAGCACTTACTAGTTTAGGTGTAGCAAAAGATATATCTAGTATATCACGTAAAGGACTTACTCCTCAAAATTTATTATCAATACTTGGTACTGGAATTAGTTTTCTAAACCCAATAGCTGGATTAGTAACAAAAGGTGTTGGTACAATATTAGGAATGGCAAATAAAGTAAATAGGTAATAATTATGAAAATATTTGGGAAAAAAATACCAAAATGGCATCCACACTCAGGTAAGTTTGGAATTTTTGGAGAAACTCAGGGTACTAAATCTGCTAGAAAAGCTAAAAAAGAAATTGAAAAACAAACAGCTGTATTAGAACAAAGGATTCCAGAAATAGAAAAATCTTTTGCTACTTTGCAAGCAGTTCAATCTAGAAATCAAGAATTAAGAGGTCTTTCTGAGCTAGAAAATTTTTTAAATAAATCATATGATATAAGAAGAGAATCAGAAGTAGCTGAAGGTAGAACAGGATTTGCAACTATTGGAACAACAGAAGATAGAAGAATGCAAAGATTAATGAGACAAAGAGAAAGACAACAAGAAATGTCTAATATGCAGAATCAGATGGCTAATTTAAAGTTAGCACAAGAAAAAGATAGAGAAGTAAGAAGTATTCAAGACTTAATATCTAGACTAGAGCTAGAAAAAACACAATATTAGTTGGAGAAATAGCATGGCTTATAGAGACCCAGTTTTTAACGCAAATGTCTTAACTGACCTTTTAGGTAGTTATCTTGATTTAAAAAATAAAGAGCGTGAAAAATATTATGAAGCAGAGCAGAAAAAAGATAAAGATAAAACTGTAATTAGGCAAGGAGAAGATGGATTTTTGTATTATATAAACCCAAAAACTAAAACAACACAAAGAGTTTTTGAAGGAAGTCAAATAAAACCTACAAAGCCAACTTTAAAAGATTTATATGATAAAGGAGATGGAAGCTCAATAATAGTAAAAGAACAAAATGGCAAACTTTATGATTTTAGTACAAATGAATTATTAACTGGAGAAGAGCTAGAAAATAAAACTTTTAAAGCTCCAACAAAGCCATCAACAGAAACTGTAGGTGATATAAAAACTGGAACTAATATATTAGATAATTCTGAAGTAAAATATTTTAAAAAAGGTAAAAGTTTTTATTTATTGTCTGAAAATCCAGATACGGCAAAAGCAGATAAGCCTATGACCGCTAAAGATTGGTCTAATATACGCTTAAAAAAACCAGATGATTCTGAAAAAAAACAATTAGAAAAAGGAATGCTTTTTTATTTAAGAGGGCAACTAAAACCATTATATGCTAACTATGCTAAAAATTTTGGTGCTTCGAGTTGGCAAAAAGGTACTCCTAATTATTTAGATATGCTTGATAAAGAAAGACAAATTATTCAGTTTAAATTCCCAAAGACTAAAGTATATACTGATATTGAGACATTAAAAAAAGAAAATTCAGACTTAACTAAAGTTTATAAAACTGATGAAGATTTAAGAAAAGTATTAAATAATTTGTTTGAAAGAGGAATAGCAGGAGAAGGCCCACCGCCTTTTATTTTACACGAAAATGTTTTTGGAAGAGAAAGTGATATGTTAAATTTACTTCAATCAACTCAAAATTTTCTTCAAACAGATACTAAAGAGTAATGCAAGACCAAGATTATACAAATTTAAGCATAGATGAATTTAATGCTTTATTTGCTAAGCCAGATGTAGACACTTCTAATGATTTATTAACTGAGCCAAATGAAGATATTTCTAGCAATTTATTATCTGAGCCAAATATAGAAACTTCTGTAGAAGAAGAAAAAGAAGAAGAAACTAAAGACCTTACAAAATTAAGCATAGATGATTTTAATGCTTTACTACAAGGTTTTTCAGAAGAAGAAGTTCAGCAAGATACAGTACAACAAATTCAAGAAAATCCATTAGAGCAAGTTCAACAGGATACAATACCGCAACAACGACTTGATTTTCCGTTAGAAGAAACTGTTGTTGAATCTACTCAAGCTCAAATAAGTCCTACTCATCCTATTTCTGATGACATATTAGATTTAGATAGTAGTATTGCTTTTGCAGACCCAGAAGAGTTGTTGCATTCTGAGATAGCAAAAACTGTAGAAGATTCTATGACTCCAGCTCAATCGCAAAAAGAGGCTGTTCCTTATAAAGATGCTATAGAAACAGTAAAAAAACAATTAGATGGTTTACGTGAGCAAGGAACTTTCCAAGTAGAAAGAAATCCTTTATGGAATGCATCTGGTCAAAATACAGCTATAATGGCAGAGTTATTAATTAGTAACCCTATGAATATGGCATCAGCTAGACAGAATCTTGGTGTTTTTATACCAGAATATTATACTGAACCTCCATTAAGTGAAACTGGATTTGCAGGTAGAGCTGGAAATTCTTTTATAGAAGGCATGACTATGGGTTATACTACTAATAGGCCAATGAGGCCCGCTAGAAGCAGAACTGAAGCTGTTGCTGATATTGTTGGTCAATTTGCGGGCGCTTATACTCCTTTTGCAACTCAATTAAAAGCTGGTCAAGCTATAGTAATGGGAACAACTGCTCAAATAAAAAAAATAAAACCTGTCGCTAAATACATTGATGATATAGTATTAAAAAATAAAAAATTAGCAAGTTTTGGAGAAGGTGCGCTAGCAAATACAATCGGTTTTAATATACATGGTCAACTTGGAGCAGGGCAAGCTGAAAAATCTGTAGAAAAGAAACTTAAAGAAATGGGAGAAAGTACTTTTCATGCTACATTATTTAGTGGAGTAGGCTCTTTACAACAATTTGGAAAAATTTCTGCACTTACAGGTGCTGGTACTGTAACACTTCTTGGGTTTGCAATGGGGCCATATCTTACATTAGATGAGAATGCTACTGAGCAAGAGAAAACGAATGCATTTTCTCAAAGTGTTGCAAATGGTTTATTGTTAGGAACTATGCATTTAAAAGGTACTGCTAGCGAAAAAATAGATGGTTTAAAAGACTTTATAAAATCTACTATGCCAGAAACATCATTATCTGGTCAAAGAAAGATGATAATTAAATCTATTGATTCTGTTTTAAAAAATAAAGATATAGAAACAATAGGTAAAGATATACGACAAGGCATAATAGAAGCTAATAAAATGGCTAGGATAAAAGATGTAAGCTTTAAAGATGGACAACAACTTAAACTTGAATTAATAGATATTAAAAAAACTATTAATAATGAAATTGCAAAAGAAAATATTAAAAAATATAAAAAAGAAGTTGTTCCAAAAGAAGACCCAACTGAAGTTAAAGTAGAGTCTGAAGTAACGCCTAGAGTAATTAATTATAAAATATATACTAAACCTAGCGAACCTAGCAAACCTAGCAAACCTACTAAACCTACTAAACCTAGTAAATCTAGTAAACCTAGATTTGGAAGAGATGAGTCTACTAGAAAGATAAAATCAATGCTAGAAGGCTTAGAAGAGCCTTCTGCTAGGTATAGATATGATAAATCAATATCGCAATTAATAGGAGATAAACAATCATATAGATATGATTCATTAGTTCAGCTTACAAAAGATTTAGGAATATATAATCCAAAAGCAAGAAAAAGAGAAGATATTGTAGATGCTCTTGTTGATTACTATAAAAAACCTGTTTTAGAATCAAAAAAACCTCCTAAAAAAATAGATGGTTTAAAAATATCTTACGACAATACTGGTAAGATGAAATTAGATATATTTAGTACAAAAGAGCTTAGACAAATAGCTGAAAAAATTGGAATAAATACTAAAAAATTAAATAGACAAAAAATGCTAGATGCTATAATGAGAGCAGATAGTCAAGGAAAAGCTAATAAAGACCCTATACCTGCAAAAAAAGAATCAGAATTAAATGAAATAATGGAGAATGTTGCTTACTATGAAGCTGAAATACTTGGATTGTCTAAACAAGGAAAAGATTTTTCTAATTTAGAAGTTCAACAAAAAAAAGCATCTCTTAGAAAAGCAAAAGAAATAGAAAAAGAAATACGTTCTAAATATGACCCTAATAAATCAGAATCTGTTAATGTAGATATTTTCCCAGGAATTAGTTTAGTAAGAGATATATTAAAAGCTAGAAAACAATCTAAAAATGCTAGAAGACCATTAACTGATGGTGAGCTAGAAGCAATAGACTCTTTTATAAAAGGGAAAAATGTTACTCCAGAATCTATTGATTTAGCATTAAAAGCTTTAGCAGAAAAACCAATGAGTAAAACTATAAAAGACCAAGGTTTAAGCAATGTCGTAACTGAAGTTAGAAAAATTTTTAATCCGCTAGCAGATATGCCTAAGGCACAGCAAGACCAGTATTTAGATTTAAGAAATAAGTTTGCAGGACGAAATTATAAAATATCTCAAAAAATAGAAGAATGGGTATCTAATTTTAAAAATTATAGTGAAGAAGAATTAAGATTAAGCTATAGAGTTTTAAATGGACAAGCTGATATTAAAGAAATAAAAAATCCAGACCTTGTAAAACAAACTAAATTAATAAGAAGATTGTTTGATACTTTTGGACAAGAGCTTGTAAATAGAGGATTATTAAGTCAAGAAGCTTATGACGGTAAAAAAGGTAATTATCTTACTAGAATTTATTTAAGATATATTTTAGATAAAGGTGCAGGTCTTGGCTCTACAACATCTTTGAGTTTAGCTTATAGAAAGCAAAGAAAACAATTAAGTCAAGAAGAAAGAGATATACTTGGTGAAATAAAAACTCCAGAAAGTCCAACTGAAGTTGGTTTATATAGAACTCTTGGAGATATCACTAAATTTGATTTTTTAAATGCAATAGCATCAAATGAAAAATTTGTTTTTCAACCTTCAAGACTAACTGTTGACGGTAAAAAATATAGTATTGGTCAAGCTGTAAAAGAAAAAGAAGCTTTACAAGAAGTTTATTTTAATGCTGATAATGCTCAAAAACCTGTTATAGAAAGACGAATAAAAATTATAGATAAAGAACTTCAAAAAGCAGAAGGTGTAATGAAAGAGCCTATTGAAGGTTTTATGCAAATGCCAATAGATAGCAGATATGGGCCTCTTTCTGGAGCTTATGTAAGAAAATCTATTGCAAATGATTTAATACAGAATATTGGGATTGAAAGTGCTACATTAGGTAAAAGGCTTACTTCATATTGGAAAGCATCAAAAGTTGCAATGAACCCAGCAACTGTAATGAGGAACTTTTTATCAAATCCAGTACAGTTACATATGTCTGGAATGAGTTATCAAGATATAGCAAGATTAATGATTTCTGCTCCATTAAAAATGAAAAAAGGAGACATTGATTATATAAATGCTGGTAAAAGTGGTGTATTTGGTGGTACTTGGGCTAAAGCAGAAATAAATGCTTTATTAGAGCAATCAGCAAAATTTAAAAAAGAGTATGAAAAAAGTGGTGATTGGAAAACTGCAATACAAACATTTGGTAGGATAGTTGAAAAACCGATTGCAAAAACTGCTCAAAAAGCTGGTAATTTTTATTCTAAAATTGATGAATATTACAAATTTATTAAATATTTACATGGAAAAGAAAAAGGCCTTTCCGATGCAGAGGCTACAAGAGATGCTCAAAAATGGGTTATGGATTACTCATTAGTAAGTCCTACAGTAAAAGGTTTAAGAGAAAATGCTTTTTTTGCTCCTTTTATTACATATCAAACTAAAATAGCTCCTTTAATTATAGATGCTATAAATCCAAAAACAGATTCAAATCCTATAGCATTAATAGCTCCATATATAGTAGCACAAGCAATAACAGATTATTCTTTTAATAAATTTAATATAAAAGATGAAAGTGAACAGGAACTACTAAAGTTAGCAATGGGTAGACAAATAGTTGAATCAAATGCTCCTATAATTTTACCTTATAAAGATGAACAAGGAAGACCTCAAGCAATCAATCTTGAATATGGATTACCGCATGAAGGCGTTTTAAATATGACTAAAAATTTTGTCGATGGAAATATGTCTGGTGTTGTAAATGCATTAGGGTTAACTCCAGGAGCAATGTTATTATCAGCTTTATATACAGGAACTATACCTACTCAAGATGGTGGACATATAGAAATATGGAACTCAAGCACTCCAATAGCAGAAAGAAATAAACAGTTTTTAGAGTTTGCAGGTGATGTTATACTTCCTGGTTTTCTTAGCTCAAATGGCCCGCTAATGAATCTATTAAAAGATGCTAGCATAACAAATGTTCAAGAAACATTAAGTCAAGAATTATCTAAATTTACTGCTTATACATTAAAACCAGTAGATGAAAAGAATTTAATGAAAGCTAATAGTGCTTTTGAAGCAAAACTAAGGCAAATATCATTAGATGCTAATAGAAAAATGAAAAAAGCAGTAAGAGTTTCTAAAATAACTGGTGAAAATTATATAGATACTGAGGAATACTTTAACATACAGAAACAACTAGGAATAAAAATTTTAAAGACACATTCAGAAATTTATGGTAATTTAAAATATGAAACTACAGAAGGATTTATGACCTTGAAAGAATTAATGGATGTATCTATTGATAGGCTTGAAGAGTTGAGTTATGACAAAAGTAAAATGGATATGAGTTCACAAGGTCAAATAAATCAAGTTATGTCTGAAGAAGAGCTAAAAGCAATGAGAGAAGTAAAAGAAAGTGCTAGCACGCCATAAAAATTTTATATAAATTAAAACGTAATCAAAATTAGATTAAACCAAGATATGCCCATGAGAATTGTCAAGCTCGGTAAGGCATAGAACAGGAGTAAACAAGATGGCAAATATAAATAAATATAGAGTTAGTGAATCTAACAATATTCAGCTAGGTCAAGCTGGTTCAATTTTTGATAGTGGTAACGGTGGAGCTACAACCCCTACATCTGGCGATATAGTTGCTATTCAATTTATAGCAGATACTACATTTACTACTTTAACACCAAAAGATGATACTTATATAGGGACATCTGGCGGAGCTGGAGATGCAGTAACTAGTGGAGATACTTTTGGAGCTGGAGTTACTATATTCGGTAGGTGGAGTACATTCACTATAAATAGTGGTAAAGCGATAGCTTACTTAGGATAATGAAAGCGATATCTTTAGCATTATCGTATGCTAGCGCACTTACAAATTCAATAATTGCAGACCTATCATCTTATTGGAGTAGACTAGATAATTGGGAAACAATAACAGATAGATGGGAAGACCTAACAGGATAAGGAAAATATTATGGGTAAATTAACAGGCCAAACAATAGCAGATAGTCACGACCAGTTAGTCATTGTAGACGATGCTTCTGGTATTAATTCTAGCTTACAACCTTTAGAAGGTGGAAAAACTGGTGGCGGTGTATCTGCTTTAAAAATAGCAACAGATAAAGTTGAAGTAATACCAAGTTCATCTGATAATGCTAATGCATTTGAAGTATCAAAAGCTGATGGTACTGCAATACTAACTACAGATTCTAGCTCAGAAACAGTTGATATAGCTGGACATGATGAAAGTTCAAAAGGATTAAAACTAGGTGGTACACTTGTAACTGCAAGTGCAACTGAATTAAACGCTTTAGATGGTGTAACTGCAACTTCATCTGAATTAAATGCTTTAGATGGTGATGCATCAGCTGGTGGTGATACAATAGCATCTACTTCTAATGTAATAGTTGATATTGGTGGAACAGTTCAAAAGAAATCAGTTGAAGATTTAGAAGTAAAATTTGAAGATTACTTCGCAAGACCAATGTCGATAATGTTATGGAATGCTAGTAGTAAATATATAATGAATAATACTACTGGAACAGATTTAAGTGATTGTGAAAGTGTATTTGATTTTTCTGATTTAGGTGCTTCTACTAATACTTATCAATTAAAATTATATGTTCATGTTACTTCTCATACTGGTAATGGTTATAATTTCCAATTACAATATGACAATGATTCTAGTAATAGTAATTTAGCTTGTACAAATGCTAGCTCTACTACAACCACTATAAATGGTACAACTATATATGAAACTACTGTTGGTGAAATAACAGAAAGTGGATTAGTTAAATTTAATTTACATGGTTGGAACAATAATAATGGAGGTGGAGAAGATACACGATTTAATAAAGCATGGTTTTGGATTAGACCTAACTCTTAATTATGAAAAATAATAGAGGTAACTCACTTGCGGAATTTGCAGTTACTATGGCTATTATGGCTACTTTAGCCACTACTTCAGCTCCTGCTTTTAGTCGCATTTCCGAAGGAGCTAAAGCTAAACAAACTAAATCAAATCTTGAGAAAATAGTAAAAGCATCTCAAATGTGGTACAATCAACAGATTGAACTATATGGTATGGGTAAGTTTCCTAGCCAAGCACATAGAACTACAAATATTGGATTATTAATAGATTATAATGAGAATAGAAGAATAGAAGTAGAAGAGCTATATGAAGCAGAATTTGTTCCTGTATTTAGCGATACAAGCTTTTTACATCTATTTGACAATGATACAATTAAAAGTCCCTATCAAGATGGCTTATATGCTTATGCTATTATTGGAGGCTCTGGTACTGGTGATAACATAGTTAGTCCTATATTTGTTGTAGTAGACACAGAAAACATAGAAGATTTTTATAAATATTATAAGCCATGAACGAAGATTGGAAAGACTACCTAAAAATAGTAATATTTTTATTTGTTATTCTTGGTGGGCTTGTATTATTAGGCTCCTGTAATGGTGGATGGACAGTAGCTGGTGTCGATATTAGTCCCTCAGATACTGTTCATGCAGACTTTATGATTATTATAGACCAAGATAGCACAAAACATTGGTATGCAAGAACTACAGTAGATGGCGGTATATTAATTGGAGATAATTGGTGTCATAAACATGGACAATGGGAAAAAGTAGAGAAAAAGTGAGTGAAGATTCAAAAACTTACAGGTCATATGGGGTCACTAAACTGGACGATAATTATCGGATTAGTCTCAACATTAAATGGCTTGGCCAACTTTGTGTTGCCATTTCTGGTCTTGTCTATGGATACCTACAGATTACGAACAGAATTACAGACCTTGAGCGAAGAATGGAACTTGCTAATACCGACATTGCAGAACTTGTAGAAAAACATATAGAAGAAGAAGAAGTTAAAATTACTAAAATGCAGGAGCAGTTAAAATGGTACGAAGAGGAATTAAACTTAAATCCTTTATCCTGGGGAAAAAGAAAAAAAAGAAAAAAATAAATTTTACCGATTGGTGGATTGAAGATAAATGGACAGAATTAGATGATATTGAACATGGTTATTTTATTAATAAAGAATTACGAAGAGTAAAATAATGGCTCAGAAACGATTTTGTTGTATGATATGTAATGATTGGTGCTTAAAACCATACAATGGTTTATGTAAAAAATGTGATGAAGAACAAATTACAGGACATTTAAATAATAATAATAACATTTCTACTTCATATAATTTAAATTTTTCTTATATTTACAGGGATGAAAAATGAATTTTCTAGAAATTTACAGCGAAGCGGGTATGATAGGTGTCGTAGGGGCTTTGTTAGTGTTTATGGTTTACTCTATGAACAAAAGAGGGTCTGCGCAGGCAGAAAGTTTACAAGACCTAAAAACGGAAAATAGAGGACAGAGTGAAACTCTTGAAAATGCTGAAGGTATGTTAATTAAAATGATTGATAGATGGAATAAGTCAGATGAGCGCTTAGATAGAAAATTTGATGACCTTACAAAAGAAATAAATGATTTAGATAATCAAGTATCAGAAATAAAAGGAATAATATCAAGATTAAACGGTAAGCACTAATGAGATTAAATACAAATATATCATTAGAAAATATTATTACAATAATAGCTCTTATTTGCTCTGTAACGCTAGCATTTGGATTTATGCAGTATGACATAGATATACTTAAAAAAGAGCTTGATTTAAAGGCAAATACGAGCGAATTAGATGCAGATAGAAAGCTTATTACATACAAATTGGACGTGATTATGAAAGATATTGAAGAAATTAAATTAACACTAAAAGAAAGGGAATAATATGGACTTTTTTAATGATTGGCTTAGCTGGTCTAACTTATTTTATTTAGTTGGATTAATTATAGCTGGATACGCAACATCTGTTACTGCTAAAAACAGAAATATTGTAATCCAAATAGGTGAGCTAGTAAAAGCTTTAGAAGACGGATATAAAGATAAAAAGCTTAGTAAAGCCGAAAAGGACAAGATTATGAAAGAGGCGCTAGATGTTGGAAAAGCCGTTATTCAGAGCAAATGGAATCTTTGGGGTAAGTAATGCCAAGATTCGGAAAAAGGTCAAAAGATAGACTAAAAGGAGTTAACCCAAAGCTAGTAAATATTCTTAATGAACTTATAAAAATAATGGATGTAACCATTATCGAGGGTTTAAGAAGTGAAGAAAGACAAAAAGAGCTTCTAGCACAGGGTAAATCAAAAACAAAATACAGTAAACATCTTGAAGGTAAGGCCGTTGACCTAGCGCCTTACCCAATAGATTGGGAAGATAGAGAAAGGTTTCATTATATGGGGGGCATGTTAAGAGGAATTTCAAAACAGTTAAATATAAATGTTCGCTGGGGCGGAGATTGGGATAATGACGGTGAGATAGCAGACAATAGCTTCGACGATTTAGTCCATATAGAACTGCTAGATTAGTTTTGAAAAAGCAAAATAACGGTCTTACAAGAGATAAATTTTGTAAAGACGCAGATGGGAATATTGTTGGATGTCCGCATTGTGGATTAAGTGATATTAGGAAAGATGGATGGCAATATTGGAAAAACAATAGAAAAAGACAAAGATATTTTTGTAATTCTTGTTATAAAAAAACTATTTCTCCAAAAATTTTAGAAAAAAATAAATTTGCAAGAGTATATGAACCCGAAGAAGACATTGATATACATGACCTTATTAAATATAGAAATAAAAGATACAATAAAAAATATTCTGCACATGAACAAAAAAAGTTAATAGATATATCTATTAATATAAACGGGCCTATAGGTATATGCCATTTTGGAGACCCTCATGTAGATGATGATGGTACAAATTTAGCTGAAATATTTGATTTATGCGACCTTATAGAATCAACTGACGGTATGTTTGCTGGTAATTTAGGTGACGTTCAAAATAATTGGGTAGGAAGACTTCAAGCATTGCACGGTCAGCAAGCAACAACTGCTAAAGAATCTTGGGCTTTAACTGAGTATTTTCTAGAAAAGCTAACTTGGCTATATCTTATAGCTGGTAATCACGATGTATGGAGTGGTGACGGAGACCCGCTAGATTTTATTATGCGAGGTAAGCCTACTATATATCAACAGCACGGTGCTAGAATGAACTTAATTTTTCCGAACGGCAGGACGGTGCGTATAAATGCTAGGCATCAATTTAAGGGTCATTCGATGTGGAATACAGCTCATGCTATAAGCCGAGCTGTGCAAACAGGCTGGAGAGACCATATTCTAACAGCTGGTCATATTCACGTGTCAGGGTATCAGGTTTTAAAAGACCCTGCTAGCGGGCTTATTAGTCACGCTATACAGGTAGCGTCATTTAAAAACATGGACAGTTACGCAGATAAGCTAGGATTAGATGATAGAAATATATTTAACGCTCCTGTTACGATTATCGACCCAGCATATGAAGATAATGATAATAGGCTTATTACTACATTCTTTAATCCTTACGAAGGCGCTGAATATTTAAAGTATAAAAGAAAAAAATATAAAAAACTTTTGTAATATTCTTTTTACTAACTATATTCAAACCCAACAAAACAAAGGGAAAGGAATATTATGCAAGAATTTTACTCAGTAAAAGATGTTGCTAATCAACTTAATGTAACAGTTGGGACTGTTAGAAGTTGGATAAAAACAGGGACACTCAAAGCAAGTAAACCAAACGGTAAGAATTTTATCATAGTTAGAACAGAACTAGATAATCTTATTAATAAAACAGTATATAAACCTGTAGACCTATAATTATTAGTTCTTGAACTTTAGTGAAAGAACTAATAATTATAAGAGGTCAACATGAAAAAAAGTGAGTCAGTTGCTCGGCAAGAATGTGCTAACTATAATGTGGGCAAGTGTAGTGGCGTTATGTTTGTTAGAAATGAAAGTGGCAAACAGATTGCTCAAGTTCTTAGTAAGGAACATGAGGGGAAAGATTGTTTTGCAGAAAAAGGGTGTGATTACTTTAATCAGATAGTATTAAAAGGATGTAGCTATGCATGAAGATAATGTGTTAAAAATGACGATTAAAAAAGGCAAGAAAAATACAGATGAGGACGCTAAGAATTTGTATTACACTATTTATAAACTAGCAGAAAACTTAGGTTTTAGAGTTATAGCTCCAAAATCTACAGATAAACAACTAAAGGAGGAAAGCAATGGGGAAAGTGAAAGAATACATTCTAGAGATAGAAGAACAGAGTAATGATGATGAGGCTGAATACTTTGAGCATGCTATGAGTAATCCGTGGCTAGACCTAGACATAAAAGAAAGGAAAAATAATTGAAATTAGTAAAGAAAGAATCTCATCCTGTACTTGAATTAGACGAGTTAAGGAATGAAAAAGATTACAGAATTGCTGAAGAGCAAGTGCAAATAAAAGATGTACATGCTGACCAGCTTTTGTGGAAGATTAAAGAACTAGAAAGAGACATTAAAGAGCTAGAAATGAGAAAGCAAGAATCGATTGATTTTTATGATAGAAGAATATATTCTGTGCAGAGTCAAATTAATTACAGAACTCATTTGCTAGAACAACACATGAAACTAGAAAATCAAAACTCTGGTAAGAAGACATCAAAATTACCTAACGGTGTACTTCGATTAACCACAAGAAAAAAACTAACTTTTGGCGACGATGAAACATTGTTGAAGTTTTCATTTGACAACAACATACCAACTAGAGTCGTTGAAAAACCCGATAAGAAAGCTATTGCTCAATATGTACAAGTAATGGGAGATAAACCCGATATTTGTCAAGAAGAAGAGAAGACTAGCTTTAGTTACCAAACAACAAAGAACATAACAGAGGAGTAAGTATGTCTGTAAAAATACATGGTAAAGAATACCGAACAGTTGCTGAAAGAGTTAATCTCTTTCACGAGGAAAATAAGGATGTAGTAAAGAGCATCAAAACAAAAATATTGCTAAACAATGATAAGTTTGTTGCAATGAGAACAACTATAAAGATTGGAGATTGTGTTTATCATGGACATGCTCAAGAAGTTTATGGTAGTTCTCATATTAATGAAACTTCTGCGCTAGAAAACTGTGAAACATCTGCTATTGGTAGAGCATTAGCTAGTGCTGGATTTGGTGGAACTGAGTTTGCATCTGCTGATGAAGTTGCTAATGCAATATCTCAACAAAATGCAAAAGCTAGCACGGCTTCAAGTTCTTCAAATAATGGCCAAGTTCAAAAGAGCAATGGTCAAGTTCAAAGCGATGAGCCTTATGTACATACTGATGATGCAAGGGATTCTGCAATAACTTTTGGTAAGCATAAAGGGGAACTGTGGCGAGATTTACCAAAGGATTACGTAACTTGGTTGGCTAATAATTCAGATAATGTAAAATGGCAAACTATGGCGGTGGCGGAAATTACTGCTAGAGCATCTGAAAATATGGACGCTAAGAAAAAAGCAGATAAGCATGAAGAGGAAGAGATTCAAAGAGAAATGCAATTAAGTTCTGAGCCAAGTTTAGAGTTAGGAGTAGATGATGACTTACCGTTCTAAAGGGCAAAAAGAGATTATCTTAGAGCATTTAAAAGAAAATAAATCTATTACATCATGGACGGCTATACAACAATATGGTATTACAAGATTATCTGATGTAATATTAAGGCTCAGAAGAGAAGGTTACAATATAGTAACCAAAATGGTAAGCTCTAAAGATAGGCGAGGAAGGGACAGTAATTATGCTAAATACGAGTTTGTTGAGCAAGTTACTGTAGGTGATAATTACAACTTAACATTCATGTAGGACTCCGCAAGGTCACATGATAAAAGGGGCAAGGATTTTTTTTCTTGCCCCTATACAAATAGGAATAAATTATGCCAAGTAGAAGTAAACAAAAAGGTAATAGATTTGAACGTGAAGTTGTTAATATTGCTAAACAAAACAATGTAGAAGCTGAAAGAGCCTATGCTAGCAACGGTCTATCATTAGGGCATGCAGAAGAAGTTGATGTTGTGCTAACAGGAAAAAATAAAGAATGGAGAGTTCAATGCAAAGTTAGAAAAAATATAGCACAATGGATAAAGCCTAATCCCGATACCGTAGATGTACAAGTTGTAAAAGAAGATAGGGGAACAATATATGCAATTTTACCGTTTGATGAGTTTCTAGAATTAATACATGATGATACTGAGGATTTTAAATCAGAAGAAAAAGCAATGATTGAATCAGAAAGGATGGCAGATATAGGAAGGAGAATAGATGAGGGAATATAATCTAGGGGAGCAAGTAACTGCGAAGATTACCCTGCCAAGCGGAGAAGAAGATTATGTAAGCGGTGAAGTAGCATCTGTATCTGATGATTATATCTTTATTATATCAAAATGGCCTAGAAAAAAATACTATTCTATAAAAAGAGAAAACATACTAACAAAACATGAGGAAAACAAAAATGGGTAATAAAATAGGAAAAGCTCCAGCATTTCAATTTTATGCTGGTGATTTTTTATCTGATATAAACGTAACAACCATGACAATGGCGCAAAGAGGCATATATATAACTTTGCTAGCATACGAATGGATTGAGGGTTCATTACCGTCTGATATGCTTAAACTTAGAATATTATGCGGTAATCATACTGATTTTGATGCTGATTGGAGCATTGTACGTGATTGTTTCTTTGAAAAAGACGGTAGACTATATAACAGAAGACTAGAATCTGAGCGTACAAATATGATAGAATATAGAGAAAGAATGAGTGCTAATGGTCGTAAAGGTGCAAAGTCTAGATGGCAAGGCCATAGCAAAGCTATAGCTGAGCCATCCATAATAGAAGTAGAAGAAGAAGTAGAAGTTAAAGTAAAGAAAAATAACGATAACCAAGTATTTAAAAAAGAATTTGAAAAAGATTTTTGGTCAATATATCCAAGACGCGATAATAAAAAAAGAGCGCAAGATAAGTTCATCAGCCTTAGGAAAAAAGGAACTTCTATTGAGACTATTGTAAATGGCCTAGAATCTTACAAAAAATATTGGAAACAACATGGTACAAGTGCAGAATATATTCCTATGGCTAGCACATGGTTGAATCAAGAACGATTTAATGACGAATTATTGAGCGATACAAAAACTGTTGATAGGTTATCTGTGAAGAAAGATATCGAAAAAGAATATATGTGTCCAAGTTGTGAGCATGAAATAAAAACAAAAGAAGAAGATTTTACAGGTAGTAAAGCATTGTGTAAGTCTTGTAAGGAAGATTTTTATCTTAGTAAAGTGAGTGCCATGATTGAAATACGAGCAAAAAAAGCTGAGCTAGCAAAGCCCAAAAGCCCCAGAACAGCAGAATCTGGGCTTCCAGGGAAAACTCAAGCTAGCACAAGCTCAGATGAATCAACTCAATCATTGGGCAGTCTGTTAGAGAATTTGGGGGTGCATTAATGCAAGGTTGGCGCTTTTCGATTTTTGTTAAAAATAAGTTGTTTATCATTTTGATATTGACATTAACCTGTGGTTGGAGTATCTCTTTATGATTAAAGAACTGATAATTGACGATTTAAGTCGTGCCCCCAAAAAATATAATGGATTCACGGATTACGATGGTAAGAAAGCAGACGTAAATATTAAATATTGTTGTAAGTGCAAAAAATGTTGGGAAAAAAAACGTAAAACTAATGGGAAAATACATGTTTTACATTATGAAGATTTTGTAACTTATGGCAAAGAAAGAGAAGTGTGTGATAAATGCTTATAATTGCTAGGGGCGCGAATCCCTTGAGCAAACCTCACTTGTCTAAAACCCGTGTCCTCCGTCGCGCCCTTAGTTACGAAGCTGAGCTAGCATGAACGACAAGATAATAGAATTAATTAAGGAAAGAATGGATATTGGTAAGAGGGAATACGGTGAACAACTGGATGTTTTTGACGGTAGGAACTGGGAAAAAGAAACGCTAGAAGAGCTACTGGACGCATGCGTGTACTTAGCTTCAGCAATATTAAAACTTACGCTAGCAAAGGAAAGGAATAAAAATGAGGGCAACTGAGTTTATAGATTTTATAAATAGAGATAGTTTATCTGATGATTTCCAATATTCTCATTTAGAGATAAAAGAAGAAGTTGAAGATAACAAAGGCGGTGTAAAATTTGTAATCAGAAAAGATTACAAAAAAATTAGACATGATTATAGAAAGGATATAAATGCTAAAGAAACAACAGTATAAAGAGCAAAGAGATAATTTAGGCGCACATCTTAAAAATACCGTAAACAAAGTTTATCAAATAACTGACGGCATATCTCAAGTTTGTAAGCTAGCACGAAACGGCAGGTTGGGTAAAGGCAAAGCATTTAAGGAAATAGAAAAGTTAGCATCCGAGCTTAAAAACTTTAATGACGTGCCAGCAAACATGGCTTATAAATTTTCGCCTACAGGTGATTGGGAAGATTCTAAAACTTGGGAATATGAAAAAGAAAATAATTCTAAGTTTATTTTAAATAAAGAACAGGCTGATAAAAGTATATATCCAACTATAAATGATTTTAAAAAAATACTTGAAAATTACAAGGGAAGTTAGTATATTTTAGCGTTTGTTATTTGTTAGTTGTTATGTCTAACTTTTTTATTTGTTTTATGGGTTAGATTATACATAACGCGAGGGCGGTTTTTGTGGTATCTTTCTACCGCCCTCGCTCCTCTTAGTGAGGTAACTAGTTAAAAGGGTCTAAATCGGGATTCGGAATAACCTTCAAGCTTTTTCTAGCATCTTCTCCACCACTAACTCTTATATCCTTATTCACTTCCTTTAAGTACGTCAAAGCCTCTTTATGTTTTCCTTTATTAAGTAATCCTTCTATAAAATCAGCATTCTTCGTATCAAGCTTAGTTACATACAGGATAGCATGTCTTTGCTCATTCGCATCCGCTCTAACTTTCATAAGATTCATATTCTTATTCATGTCTGAATCTTCTTTTAAAAAAGATTCTATTCCATGACAATCAGCTATTCCATAATATAGATTTTGCATTTATTTATTCTCCTTTTTTGTGAGGGCCAACATATACATGCTGACCCTCGGTTGAATACATAATTTACGCAGTAACTGTCTGTTCGTCCAGCGCAATTAATCCCTCGATGATTTTTGGTGCTAGCTCGGGATTGAACGCTACCCCCTTACGTGTTGGAATCATTTCATCAGTATCTTTTTTCTTCGTCCAAAGTCTTATCTGTCCGAAAGTTCTACCGTTTACGGTGTCTTTTGTCACTCTGATTTCACTATTATCACTTACTTGTATTGTGTGCATTATATGCTCCTTTTTTTTGTTATTGATTAAGAATTGCCGACAATATCTGTGTGAGATATACTGTCTAAAAGTTTTTTCACTTCATCTGTAAGCTCATCCTCGGGGATAGTTATGGCATCTCCGATGTATGTCTCTAGTATCTGCCCCTCGGAAGTATGTTTAGCAACTATCTGTAGAGATTCTGTATCGTCTATAATACCGCATTGCCTAGCTAAATCGTCGGGATTTAGAATTAGATTTTCATCTAATCTGTTTTTTCGGAGTTTGGATACGATTGGTACAATCATGGTCTGCATATCAGCTAGCACAGTACCCACAATCAGCGCCCTGTGCCTCTTGTCTACATTAGCGTTTTCGTTACTGAGGGCCTTGCTAAGCGCTCTGAAAATAACGTTTGTAAAGAACTTAAACAGTTTATCGACAGTTTTTCTATCAGCTCTTTCGATGTCTTCTACCAAAACCAAGTTGCTGGCTACGAGTTCAGCAAAGAAATCCCGCGCCTTTTCAGATGAGAAATTAATGGTAATTGCCCTGTTTGGTTTTGACATGCCTTTGGTTTTTTTGTTTTTGGTCATGTTGCTGGCCCTCCGATTGGTTTATTTAATTAATTATTACTTTCACTAAAGTATCAAGTAATAATTAATTAATATATGGTTGGAATAACGTATGGTTGAAAAAGTTTAGGTATTGGTCGGTTTGTCCATTTGGCGTTATGAAGTTTTTCACCTACATAATATTTTCTGTATGCTAGCACAGAATATTTGTCTTTATACTCGTCGGGCATGGCTTGAGCGAACGGTGTAATCGTCGGATGTTTTGATATATCTGTGCTAAGTATATTTTTCTTACACCACTTGATAACTTTCTCAGACATGTGAACTTTGCCATATCTGTGAGTATATTCAGATGCTAGCGCTAATCCATGATTTACAAGCCAAAAGAAATTACCGATGTTCTCCCTCGCCCATTTAGTGCATGGATGATTGTAATGCACCCTTTTGTAAGGCACATCATACAGATTCGGGTCAAACGTGGAGCATAGCATTTGCGCTGATTCTAGCACCATTTTAACAACATGTTTATCATGTTGCATTTGTGCTGATACGATTGGACTATGACTAAGAGCAAATATGTTCATTTATTTATTCTCCTTAATTGTTAGGGTAAAAATTATTAAAGTTTTTGTAATCAGATAATTTTCTCAAGCTTATCTCATTATGTAGCATTCGTATAAGGCCGTTATCTTTATCTATGTCAAAGTTTT